CGCAAGCGATAAGCAAGTTCAATTTATGTTTCAATGGGATTTTGCACAACCTTTAATTACCGCCTCGGCAGCTCAATCGTTGCAAGGAACCTTAATGAACGCAGTAGCGAATGGATTACCTACTACAGCAAATTGGACTAATCCTTTAGGATTGACACCCGGAGAAGAAGTGGTACCTCAATAATTATGACTACATTAGTTCAATTTAACCCTTCTCCTTACGCTAATTTTCAATTCAATCCAACTTTGGATGGGGTAACGTATACCGCGATTTGCACATGGAATTTATACGCGCCCAGATATTACATTAGCATTTATGATAATTCCGGCAATTTAGTCGTTACTAATCCTTTAGTAGCTTCTCCAGATGGATTCGATATCAATTTAGTTTTTGGGTATTTTCAAACTTCAACGCTGGTCTATCGAGCTAGTAGCAACAATTTTGAAATTACTCCATGAGATCGTATCGAATAGCTATCACGCCTGTTCAGCCAACAGGATCGAACCTTAGCACTGCGCCGATTGTATATACAACGCAATCCGCTGCGGGAGTGGATAACTATTCGTCTTTACGCCTTGATATTGATGTATTTCAAACTTGGTATCATCAGCCAGCAGGAAACGGTCATATTAAGCTTTGGGGTGTAGACCTAAGCAAATTGGGGCAGACTGCCGGATTAAATCCAGTGCGCGAAACTGGTAGTAATAATTACAAATACGCCAGTATCGAAATTACTGTCGGAATGTCTAAAGGTTTACCTTATGCCCAACCAAAACAAATTGGGCAGATTATTAAAGGTTCTATATTGCAAGCATTTTCTACTTGGCAAGGAACAGAAGTGGGGTTAGATATTATTTTTGTACCCTCCACTACTAACCCAAACGTACCCGTTAATATTACGGCGCAATGGGTTAAAGGCCAAGAATTAACAGTTTCGGTAAAACAAACATTACAAACTGCGTATAAAAATCCAGACGGATCTCCTGCAAATGTATATGGTAGCTTTAGTCCCGGGTTAACATTACCCGAAACTGCTAATGGTCAATTTACTAGCTTAATCGCTTACGCAACAAAAATAAATAAGATCAGTAGAGAAATTAATAAAAGCCCTACATATACCGGCGCCAGTATTACCAATACTTCTAAAGGATTCTTTTTAAGTGATTCTGAAGTAGTGCCAACGGGCACAACAGAAATACTTTTTACGGATGTTATCGGAAATTTAACGTGGCTAGATATTGCAACTATTCAAGCCCGCGTCACAATGCGCGGTGATTTGAATATTGGCGACTATATTACTTTTCAGCCCAATATCCCGGTAAACAACGTCGTTAATAACGCATCCCAATTTAGAGATAATTTATCGTTTAACGGTACATTTATGATTAACAAGTTACATCACATTGGTAGCAGCCGTCAGCCCAATGGTGATAGCTGGGTAACTGTAATTGATGCAATTATGCAAGGAGTAAACCTTTAATGGATTTATCCCAAAAGCTACCGTTTGCGGTCACGATGACCAATTACATCCAAAATAAAATTGACACAAATCAAGAAAATTTTGGGTGGCAGCTTCCTTGCCGCGTCGTCGCGGTAAACGGAGCAATCGTGACTGTCGCTTTTGAAATCGATCAAAGCAATGGATTAACTTTTCCTCAAGTCGAGTGCGCCATAGCTGAAAGCACGTACGTACAGATTCCAGTACAAGTTGGTGACTTCGGTATTTGTATAGCCGCTAATGCGCGCCTTGGCGGGATTAATGGCCTTGGCAGTGGCGTTGCGCCCTTAACAACACCTTTAAATTTAGAAGGTTTAGTGTATGTCCCAATTAGTAGCGCAAATTGGGATACGTTAGATCCAAACGCAGTTGTAATAAACGCCCCGAATGGCGCAATTATTCGTACAATTAATGGAAATTCAATTGTCACGATTTCCGAAACAGAGATTAGTTTAGCCTTTGGATCGACGACAGTTACATTAAACTCAAGTGGCGTTAGCATTAATGGAACGCTCACAATTAACGGAACACCGTTCTTGACCCATGAACATACTGGGGTTCAATCAGGAACAAGTAATACTGGAGGAGTGGTATGAGGACTTACGGCGTAGACCCTCAAACGGGGCAGTGGACAGAAGTAACCAATACCAGTTATGTTTGGCTGGCTACCCTTGCACAAACTTTACGTTTGAATCAAGGAGAAAGCCCGTTTTACGCAAATTACGGTATTCCAGCTCAAAATTCCGTCCATACACAAATCCCACCGGATATTGCAGTTAATCGGACACAAACTCAATTTGCGCCGTATTTTGCCAGTTTGGCGGTAGTAAAACAAGTAAACGCAGCAAATCCAACTTATAATATCAATGCTGTATTTCAGAACGGAACAACCATTTCTACAACGGTGGCGAGCTAATGGCACAAATCACGACTGCTGGCGCAATACCAGCTTTACCAACAGATTTACTAAATGCTGAAATTGCAGCAGCCACGGCTCTTGCCCCCGGTTTAACTGCTAACTTGCCCGGCTCTTTAGTAGAAGATATGGCGTCAACCGCTGCGGGCGCGGTCGTAGTGCAAGATCAAGCCTTTGTAGACTTAGTAAACTCAATTAGCCCTGCAACAGCCAACCCATCTATTTTGTACCAATTAGGGCAAGTGTATGGCGTTGAACAAGGCCAAGGTTCTAACACTTCGGTGTACGTTGTTTTTAGCGGCCTCGCTGGTTTTGTCATTCCAATTGGCTTTACTGTCTCGGATGGCACTTACCAATATACCGTTCAGGATGGCGGAATTATTGCTACGTCTGGTCAGAGTTCACCGCTATATTGTTTAGCAACTGTAGCTGGATCTTGGGCTATCCCTGCGGGCACTGTAACGCAGATCGTTACATCGCTACCAGCAGGGTATACCCTTACATGTACAAACCCATCTGCGGGATTACCCGGATTAACTGCACAAAGCATTCAGTCATATCAAGCCCAAGTAATTCAAGCAGGTTTAGTAACGGCTCAAGGTGTACCGACTTTTATTAAATCGCAGCTCCAACAAGTATCTGGCGTTCAGCCCAATTTAATTTCAGTTCGCTTAGTGGCGACAAACCAATGGGAAATTATTTGCGGCGGCGGAGATCCTTATCAAGTTGCCAACGCAATTTTTAATAGCGTCCCTGATATTTCAAACCTAGTAGGGTCAACCCTAGCAGTTACGAATATCACCACCGCATCCAATGGCGTAGTTACTACTGACCTAAATCACGGGTTTGCAACAGGGCAAGTCATTACGATAGCAGGGGTAAACCCTACATTTTTCAACGCAAGTTATACCATTACGGTATTAACTGAAAATACGTTTGAATTAAACGTGGCTACAACCGGTCATACGTATGTAAGCGGCGGCGTGGTAACTCCTAACTTACGTAACATTACTGTATCGATCAATGACTATCCTGATACTTATTCAATTACATACGTTAACCCACCTGCTCAAACTGTAAACGTAGCCATTACATGGAATACGATTTCCACCAATTTAGTATCTGACAGCGCTATTGCTCAATTAGCAGCGCCAGCGATCGCAACTTATATTAATTCGATTGCGGTTGGGCAGCCAATCAATACGTTTGAATTGCAGGAAGCCTTTCAGATAGCGGTATCGTCAATTTTGCCGATAAGTCAAATTTCGAAAATTAATTATGTTGTTGCGATTAATGGCATCGATACCGCACCGGTATCTGGGGAATTGTTGATTTATGGCGATCCAGAAAGTTATTTTGCGACCAATACCAGCTTGATTACGATTACTCAAGGCTAATATGCAAACGCAAGTGCTACCAGCTTATCTATATCAGCAATATACGCAAGATCCGTATAGCGACGATTTGCAAGCATTTTTTACCGCGTACAACACAGAATCGCAAAATCGCCTTAATGCAACAAATAACTTAAATTTACCGATCTACACTAAGCAATCTGCACCGCTATTAGATTGGACAGCGACTAGTATTTATGGGCAAGCTAGGCCAACATTGGGGTCGCCAACATCGTTTTCCCCGTTAAATGTATATAACACTGTCCCCTATAATACAACTGCATATAGCCAAGATACCGAAAAAGCTCCGGCTAATTCCTATGTCGTTACTGACGATATTTATCAGCGAATCCTAACTTGGAATTTTTATA